AGAAGTCCGGGGATGTACAGCAGAACAGCGTCTGGCGGCAAGAAAGCCAGAGCTGCGCCACTGATGCAGTCACTGTATGACTGGATACAGACTCAGATGAAAACACTGTCGCGTCACTCGGATACGGCAAAAGCGTTCGCATACCTGCTGAAACAGTGGGATGGCCTGAACGTGTACTGCAGTAATGGCTGGGTGGAAATCGACAACAACATCGCAGAGAACGCCTTACGGGGAGTGGCCGTAGGCCGGAAAAACTGGCTGTTCGCGGGTTCCGACAGCGGTGGCGAACATGCGGCGGTGTTGTACTCGCTGATCGGCACATGCCGTCTGAACAATGTGGAACCAGAAAAATGGCTGCGTTACGTCATTGAGCATATCCAGGATTGGCCGGCAAACCGGGTACGCGATCTGTTGCCCTGGAAAGTTGATCTGACCTCTCAGTAAATATCAATACGGTTCTGGCGAGCCGCTTACCATCGATCTGTTATGCCTATTACTTATGAGTGGTGTTACCCTCATTTGTGAGGGTGACAAAAAGAAAACCCGCAGTTTTTACGCTGCGGGTTTGTCATTCTGATTCGCCCACTAGGCATTAGCCATATTTGCGGGCAAAGTCTTCATCAGAGGTGCATAGATAGATAAAAAACTCAATAAATGCCACGATTGCCGGAATGAATGTCCAGCAAAAAATAAGGTAAAGGAATCCTTGCCCCACTTTACCTAAATAAAATTTGTGTGCACCAAGACCACCTAAAAAGAAAGCCAGTAGTGCGGCTGTCATTCTGCTTTTTGAACTTGCTGTTCTTTGAGGTGCTCCACAATTGGGGCAGGATGTGGCATCTTTATGTATTTCCTTGCCGCATCCGCGACAAAATACCATTTCACTCATAAAGAGTTCCTTTCAAATTTAAATAAGCGTTAAACCCACCACTCTTACTGGTGGGCCTCAATTTAAATTTGGGTGCCACTTCGACCATACCCTGGCAACCGATTGACGGGGGATTGCTCCCCCGTCGCGGTTTCCTTACTGCTTACACTGTAAGAACGCCGCAAACTCCGCTCCCCAGAAGCTCATCCGTATTTCGCACAGCGAACCATGCAGCATCCAGATGATGAGGATTGCCGTCACGCAGAACGTGATGGCCGTAAGCGATTTTTGCGACATAGCACTTGCTCCTTTTCCGGAGAGGCGCTAACCTTTCACTTGTCAAGGTAATGCGGTTAGGGCCTCGGTTAAACAGAAATGTTTTCCGGGGCCTTTCCACATCCGGCCTTCGGGTATTCCCTCCGACCATCAGCCGAAAGGCACCCGCGCGTAATCTATCGCTTTTTTGTTACTCCGGCAATTCTGCCTGTTAATTCTGAGATAAAGGCAAGCTCATCTGATTGTTTCCCCTGTGTGAAGCTGGCAGCTCATGCCACGGGATACCTTCTGAAGAGTGAACGCCGGAGGCATGTTTCGATGTGAATTTATGGAAAGCTTCCAGTGTTGAGAAGCATACGCCGCATTCCAGATTGTTACACTGGTAATACTTTTGCCGCACGGTGTTTGAATCATTTTCCGGACGACTGGTGCGGATACGGGCAGATGCGCCACAAAGCGGACAACGGAACATAGCGACCTCCCTTAACGTGGTGCTGTCGCTATTCTAAGTTGCTCACTCTGTTTCCGCTATCCATTCCGGGATTTTTTGCTTCAAGCTCAAGCTGAGTGGTAAAGCCGCTGTTATCAATGGTGTGCCCGGCTTTTGCAATAATCCAGTCCTGATTATCAATCTCGCTTTTAAATCCTGTTACCGTGCCATGCATTTCGGGGTAGAGTTCTGCGCGTCCACGTGCCAGCGTGATGGAGAATGATGCGGCTCCGCGTTGTAGTTGTTGCCACTTTGCCGCCGCTGCGCGTCTTGCTGCCTGCTCGTTCTGATAAGTCTTGCGTAACACAAACACATTGCCTTCCGCGCCTTCCATATAATCACCTTCACGGCTGCTGCTTTTCTCTTTTTTCGGTTTTGGCGGTTTGCGGCGTTTCACGCTGACTTTTTTCTTTTTCCCGTAATTAAGATCAAGCCAGTAAGCGCGTACCCCCGTATACGCCTCGCGGTCAGCAATGCGGAACTGATGGCGATCGCCGCTGCTGCGTGTGATGGCGAACGATGGCAACGGCTGGCCCTGTGCGTTCACGCCACCGCCGGGCATGATGAATAACAGATTACCGCTTTTTACCGTGGTGATTGCGCCCAGCATTTCCGCCATGCGCGTAAGGAAGGACATGTCGCTTTCTTCGGTCTGGTCGGCGTGGTCGATTTCGATATGCATCAGCATTTCGCTGATTTGCGGTTTCAGACCGTACCGATGAGCGATGGCGGATACCACACGCTCAACGGTCACATCATGCCAGGACACCTCACGTTTAACGTTAAATTCATCCCGAAAATCTGCGCTTCTGGCTGAAACAGTCAGCCTGTCCGGCGGTCCTTCGTGTGCGATTTCATCGACAATGTAAGAGCCTTTTTCTGTCAGCGGTTCGCCTTTCCAGCCAATGAGAACCGTCAGGCGCGCGCCCCGTGGCGGTAGCTGCAACTGACCATCCGCATCATCCAGCGTGATGGTGAGCTGGTCCGCCTCAAATCCCCGGTTGTCGGTCAGTGACAGGCTCATCAGGCGCTCTGCCACGCCTGACAGCGTTTTACCCTCCGCGAGAATATCAAAAATCCGGCATTTTTCACGGGGGTCTGTGCTCTGACTGAGCAATTGCATGGTGGTGTCGGTCATCTTTCCCTCCCTGTGCGGCATGGTCGCATGTGCGTGCGGAGGGGGTTACTGCTTTTTGTTGTCGCCGGGTCGGGAGAACGGCGCAGGGGTGAGATTACGCGCGTGGTGGGTGATGATTGTTGCCGAATCATTTAACGGATACAAGGGGCTGAAGCTATGAGTGAAACTCGTTTTCATGGTGCCCGTGTTACGGAAAATACCGACCTGGTAACAGCGATTAACGATGTTGATTCCAGCGTTATCGGTATCGTGGCAACGGCGGATGATGCGGACGCGAAGCTGTTCCCGCTGAACAAGCCCACACTGCTGACCCGCGTCAATGACGTGCTGGGAAAATGCGGAACAACGGGGACGCTTTATCGTGCGCTTAAGGCCATCGCAGACCAGGTGAGCACAAAGGTGATCGTCGTTCGCGTGGCTGAACACAAAGAAGAAGACGGAAAGACGCAGGATCAACTGGTTATCGGTGGTTCTGAGGATGACGGCAGCTATACGGGGATGTATGCGCTGCTTGTTGCAGAGCAGGATGAAAGCATCGGATACCGTCCGCGTATTCTGGCCGCGCCGGAGCTGGACACGGAGGCGGTGACAAAATCCCTGTGCGTGATTGCGGGTAAACTGCGCGCGTTTGTGTATGCCTCATGTCACGGCTGTAACACGATGGCTGAGGCGATTACCTACCGCCAGAAATTCAACGAACGTGAGGTGATGCTCTTATGGCCGGACTTCATCGCCTACAACCCGAAAAGTGGCAAAAACGAAACGTTCCCCGCGCCTGCCTATGCGTGCGGCCTTCGTGCGTACATTGACCATGAGCAGGGATGGCACAAATCACTGTCCAACGTTCCGGTTAAAAATGTGCTGGGGATGTCGAGGCATGTGTTCTGGTCGTTGCAGGCCGAAGACAGCGATGCCAACAGCCTCAACAACAAAGAAATCACGACCATTATTCGTCGCAACGGGTTCCGCTTCTGGGGCAACCGCACACCGGAAACGAACGCCTACATCTTTGAGGTGTATACCCGAACCGCACAGGTGCTGGCTGATTCAATTGCAGAAGCGCAGTTTGAAACCATCGACAGTCCACTGACGCCTGCGAACGTGAAGGATGTTATCAGTGCCATCAGGGCAAAACTGGATTCACTGGTTACTGCCGGGAAACTGATTGGCGCGGAGTGCTGGTATGACGTGGTGGATAACAGCACCATGGATTTACGTCAGGGACGTGTGCGTATTCGCTATAAATATACGCCCGTTCCGCCACTGGAAGACATGGAGCTTTACCAGACGTTTACTGATGAATACTTTGAACCCGCATTTGCGGTGCTGGGAGGTGCCTGATGGCTGTGCCAAAACATCTTCGCTTTTTTACGCTGTTTGTGGATGGTGAAAACGAAGTGGGTAAGGTGACGTCCGTCACTCTGCCCAAACTGACGCGCAAAACCGACAGCTACCGGGGGGGCGGCATGATGGGTGCGGTAAGTATTGATCTCGGTCTGGACGACTCCGCGCTTGATGCGAGCTTTGTCATGGGGGGCGCAGTTCGTGAGCTGTTCCTTAAGTATGGCGGCACGATTGACGGCACGCTGCTGCGTTTTGCGGGTGAATACTACACCGATGCAGAAAGCGACCTGTATGAAGTCGAAATGCGCGGACGTGTGACGGAAATTGATATGTGGGAAGCCAAACAGGGCGAAGCCACATCACACACTTACGCCATTAAAAACACCTACTACAAGCTGAGTGTTAACGATCGCCCGTTGTGGGAGATTGACCTGCTGAACTTCATTTACCGGAAGGACGGCAAGGACATTGTGCCCGATCGCATCCGTTCCGCGCTCGGGCTTGGCTGATAAGTAATATGCAGGCGGCGCAGTGCGTCGCCTCTGACTGAAAGGAGTTTCCTGATGAAAGAGACGAAAAACATCGATACCGAAAACACGGTCGTTGCTGACACTGTGAAAGAAACCAGTGAGCGTGGCATAAAACTTACCCAACCAATTGAGCGAGGCGGCGAAAAAATCACGTATGTGGAGATCACCGGAGCTATTGAGCAGGCTGGATCTCTGCGAGATTTGTCGCTGTCTGATGTGCTGAATCTGAAAGCGGAATCTATGTTTACGCTGCTGTCACGCGTGACATCACCGCGACTGGATGAAGTGACGATCAAAAAAATGGCATCCCGTGACTTTATTCAGTTATGTGTGGTTGCCGTAAATTTTTTGAGCGGTGCGGACTCTGGCGGGAAGAACGAACAGGCGACGGAAGCCTGATCACGGTTGTGTGCTTTGAGCACATAGAAGACTTTGTGGCAGATATTGCCGTTATTTTTAACTGGTCGCCCGCCGAAATCTTCATGATGACGCCCGGCGAAGTGGTTAGCTGGCGTGAGCGGGCGGCACTTCGCAGCGGGAATGCAGACAATGAAGACTCTTGATATCCGGGTCGCTTTCAGCGCCGTTGACAGGCTGACCCGGCCTGCCGAAAACGCCCGCCGCCTGATGGGGCAGTTTGGTGACTCCATCCAGCGAACGCAGGGGGCGATCAAAAATCTCGAGCGTCAGGCGCGTTCATTTGAGCGCGCCCGCGACGCTGTCAGTAAAGCGGATGCGGGTATCGTGAAAGCACGACGCCAGCTTAACGCCCTTAATCAGTTACAACGCACGGGTACAGTGCTCAGCGAAAAGCAACAAAAGCTGATGCAGCAGTTAAGCACCCGGCTTGAACGCCTGAATGAATCGCGCACACGGGAAATTCAGAAAATGCGGGAGCTTGGCGGAGAGCTGAAACGCCACGGCATTTCCCTGACAGGCCGCGATAGC